AGGTAAATATGAGACATTTTGGCTTGTTATGGTGCTTGAATAGAAATTTAGTTCGTAAGCCCTATTTTACTAAGTTTCCTAATTTAGGTTCAATATCTGTATTTTCGATTAATAACCGAATTTCCAATCTGAAAAATTTATATAAAAGATGTATCTTTCGCACAGGACGACCGACGCTCTACTTCGTCAAAGGAGTCCAAAATGACATTTAATGATTTACTATTTAGAGCTGGATTTATGAATTTCGGAAATATAAACAAGAAGGAAGCTTCAAAGTATCTTCATGTAACACCTAGAACTTTAAACCGCTGGATTAAGGATGATAACCCTTGTCCTCGTGCTGTAGATTTACTAAAAGTAAGAATTGATGGAATTATGTGCATCCGTGAAGAATGGAAAGACTTTTCTATTGATCGTGAGTCTAGATTGGTAACTCCTCGCGGTGCAAAATACGACGCTTCGTATATTAACAAGATAGACTTTCTTCAACGAAGCAACCACTTCCATGAAAGCCGTGCAGCTGCTCTTGAACATCAAATCAAGTATCTTCAAGACTTAGTTAAGGCCTCTGAGCAGCTAAAAAGTATGGGTAATGAACTTATAAATCTGAGTGACAGATTTAAGTTTCAAGATGCAATGCTTAGATATCAAAACTCCAAAAAGGATAAGTCTGCTTAGTTTTATTGTGTACCCCTACTAAGGGGTACTTTATATAGAGTTTTTACCGTTAGATCGGTATTGAATGTAAGTTGGTTTCGGTTTATCAGAGGGAGCGCGCTGCGCTCGGGTTCCGGTCTCCAAGAATATATGGCACCGCTTCGCGGGTTACCGTCCGGCTCACATTGCAATCCAAATCAATGAAGAGTGCGGACTTCATAAGCTAAAGCTTATATTTAACAAGTGCACGATACAAACTTGAAACAAAATAGTCTAAAAGTCCTTTATATGCCACAGGGTGACAAGCATCTGCTAAAATCCCCTTCTTTTCTGCTTATGTGTTGCCTTCTAGATCATCCAATCTCTGATTGAGCATTTTTAGCAAAGAGGAGTATTGCACATTAGTAGTATTTCCAATATTGCGTAATCGAATTATCAAAGCTTTTTCTTCCTTAGTAATACGATAAGGATTCTTTGGCTCGTCGGAACGTGGGCGACCTGCCCCATCTCGTTTTCCTCCATGGCCAATTGGTAAGAAGTCAGCTTCCACTAAATTAGTATGCTTTATCAGCCCTGTTTTGTAGTAAGCATCTCTTAATATATCTAAATCAGTTGTCAGAATGGGACAAGTCACATTAATAGGCCTTCTCCCTTCAGGCTCATACTGAAAAGTAAACACACCATGCTTATCTAATGTAGCAATGGCGTCATTGGCAGAGTTTTTAAACATTGTCGTGCCAGTTGGGAATGAGATGATTTCAATTTCTACCATGATATAAACTTGATATATGTAACGATAATCAAAATATACACCAACTTGATTTACGTAACAAGTATCAAAAAATCCATTTATTTTTTCATGTGATTGGTTGATGCGGGGTTATGTGATCTTACGCATTTTGCCAGTTTTTAAGCTCCTTGCCATGTATGGGATGTGGTCAGGGTTCTCGGTTAGGAACTCGACCATTTGTCTGATTTCGACCTCTGATTGACAAGGAACCCAAAGCGTAACCTTGTTAAGTCCCCTATCCTTTTGCTTTTGTTCATACCGTTGATTACGTGTTTTCATATGTCACCAGTGACGGGTTGTGTATGTTGATGTTTGGTGTCGCCGCGCTGCGCTCAGGCTTCGCTTGGCGCGGCGCCACCAAATCCAGCTAAATTGATGGGTTTTTGCTCGCGTTCGTTGCTAGGTGGTGTGGGTATAGTTGGTTTACAAAATGCGTTATATTCAAAGTCTTCAAAACTTATCTTTGCAAAACATTGGTTATAAACGACGACATGAAAACCCATCTGTTTCATGTCACGTGTATTTAATGATAAAACATCATCTCCAGTATCGAACTCAATGACTGCATAATAATCTACATCAGAGCCATCAACTGTAGTCAATATCGCACTAATTTGTGCTTTCTTGGCATTGAATGGTAGCCCTACATGAATAGGTTCAGTGCGAGTAGACGAAACAGTGTCATGATGACCAGTAGTACGATAATTCGTTTGAGCACCCTCCACACTAGCTGTCTCGGTTTCTTGGTTTTTCTCCACATCAAATGTGCCACTGAAATATAGGAAGAAATAACCAATGCACAGAGTGACCACAACCACCGGAAAGGCAAACATAGGACTGAGAAGGAAATTCTTTCCTGTGGCACTTGTAATAGATTTGGTCGCAGTTGATTTGTAGAGGTCGTGGACGCGGACGGGGATTTTGCGCCATTTTTTGGGGTCGGCTTTGTTTGGCGTTTTGCCATCCAATTTTGGATTATGTTCATGGATTCGTGGTCTCCGATAGAAATAAGGGATTTTGGCTAGGCCGTCAAAGTATTTGTGTGCGTAGGCGTATTGGCTCACGTTGCGAATGTATTTATGCACGGACGTAATATCAGGTGTGCAGCAGATAATGTCCCAGTTGTATTTACGGTGGCGCATGTACGCCTCTTTAAGCGTTTTGGGGTAGATAATATGTCCGTGTTCGTTAAATATCTCGATACCTAAATCATCTACATCACCACTGGTTAGATTGTCAGGCTTGTAGGTCTCTAAGGTGTCTAAGTGATATTGATACCAGTCTTCGGGTAGCAATTCTTGGTAGTTTTGGACGGGCTGATAGTCGCACGACTCAGGTTTGAATTGCGTGGTTTCCGTTGGGTATATGTCTTGGACTTCATCCATGATGATGAGTGCGCCACATGGGATCCAATGATACCAATTTCGCCAAAGCTTATGCCCTGTGTCACTTTGGCTCGACATACGCCATAGTTTGGCCGTCTCTGGAAAGGTTTCATTAAGTTCCTGCTCGATGTCCTCGATTGGCTTAATCCCCTCGATGTTCGTGACAACTAGCCGCCCAGCTCTTAGTGCTGGCAGTAATTCGAACCACACAGCAGAGGCGGATTTGAAAGAACCAGGCGCACCATGAAATATTGACGTTGCCATTATAAGAACCTCATCACATATCGAGTTACCAGCGCTTGAATGATCACATTGAGTGCATCAAACGCACGCATATCTACAAGCGCGGCTCTAACATCATTTGGTAGCGCACTGGCCGCCGAGGTAATGCGCGAACCAATTTGAAAGTTCTCGATAATGTTCTTAGACACTTCCCATGAGAATTTTATGGTTTCAAACTCAATCTTTAGCTTGATGAGCGTGGCGTATTCAACGAACCATGCAAAGAATCGAGTAATAAACTCGGGTACGTCAGTATCCCAAAACTCCCAAATATCCGTTGCAAAGTCGTTGATGAAATTAAACAGTCCCTCATAGCCTTCATAATCATCTGCAATGGCCAATGTTGGCAGGAGAAACAAAACGATGATGAATGTAATGTGTGATTTAGTCATGGCGCTCCCTTAATAAAATAAACAGTGCTGAAATAGCAGCAATTAGCATCAGTGGTGCTGATAGCATCTGATAGAACGATGAGAACCGTGCAACAGAGATATCTATGGTTTCACCGTATAGATTGATTTTGCGGTCTTCATAGCTGCCGCCGATACTCGGCGAGATATCCAAAATCCCGTTCAGCTCAGACTGAATTTGTTCAATCTGTGTGCGATTTTCTTCCAACTGTTCTTCAATCTGGCCTTTCACTTCCTCGACAGCATCATCTTTGAAAAGCTCGGTGAGTCCACCTTGCTTGCGCTCTTGCGTGACTTTTTTGCAGTCAAATCCCTCACATTCAGGTTCTGGCTCTGGCTCGGGTTCACAGTCAGGGCCAGTACATGGGGTTGTTGGACAGTCAGGACCAGTACAAGGGGTTGTTGGGCAGTCTGGCCCAGTACATGGCTCGCCCCCTTGGTCGACCAGCGTTTGAATGCCCTCACCTATGGTTGTCAATTGCGTGCCAAGCCCTTTTATTGATGTGTCTAAAATCTGGGTTTGGTCATCAATGGCTTCCATCGTTAAAAAAGTGGCTTCGATTTCGTCGTGCTGTAATTCATTAGATTTGTTTAACGCTTCTATGCTCTTCGCTGAGTTCTCAGCCAGTGGTGATAAAATATCGTTCGTGTTGCGATTGATTTCATTTTGAACCTGCGTCAAATCCCTAATCTGAGTTAGTAGATCATTGGTGTTTTCAATCCGCTTGTTGCGCACTTCACCTTGTTTCGACTCGTTATCAATCAGCGTCGTGAGATTGTCATTGATTTGGTTCATCGCCTCAATCGGGTCAGATTTATCTGAATTATCACCATCAGTTGTGTCAGGGTCACTTGGATTTGATGGGTCTGACGTATTTGGGTCATCAGGGTCAGTCGGTTTATCAGGCTGAGTCGGGTCAATTGGATCAGGCTCATCTGGAGGGGTCGCTGGGTCATCATTGTTAGGGCGACAAACAGACGTTTCTTGTGAACCATACTGAGTAGGTAACTTATATGTACCATCTGGTTGAGTCTTTATGCGACATTGAGTGCCATTAGGGTTGTCAAAACAAACCTGCCCCTGACCGCTTACATCAAAGATGGTGGCGTCGGAGGGGGATGGCTCTGGACATTGGTTGTCTTTAGGGTCGACAGGCTCCTTCTCCTTACCACAAAACATTGTCCCTTCCATCATCACCGTTTTAATGTACTTAGGGTAGCCCTCAGGAGGACACTGGAAATCTTCATCAGAGGGGTTTTCAAGCGCATGCATGGTAACGTTATTGTTGGGTGCATTAGAGCAACCACCAAAACTTCCATCTTTCCAATACCACGCTTCATAAACGGATTGAGTCATTTTAACGGTGTTACCATAGATATTGAAACGTGGGTCTCCGGGAGGGCATGGAGGAGTCGGCTTTTTTACTTTATGTTGTTCAATGTAAGTAACACAGTAATTGATGGATAGAGGAGTAAATTTTGAATTAACTGTAAAAACGACTCGATTGGCAGCGTCAACACAACTAAAACTGTGACTTTCTTTTTTCTCAGCGGGTTTCAGGTCAGTATAATCAATTTCTGCGTAGGTAAAAAAGGCGCTAAAAAGCGCCACTAATAGGATAATTCGCATATTAACGCCTTTGGTTTAGGAGGTACGAACCCCGCTTGTGAAGCCTTCAACGAAGACCCAAACGAGGAACGTACCAAATAGCACTGTCGTGACCATTAACGAGATAGCTTGCTAATGATGAAGCCAACACCAAAACCAATGGCAGCCAGCGCGAGCAAACCAACAACAACGGTTGTATAGTTGGTTTGCGCAGTTGAAACCGCCGTAGAAATGGTTGACGCTACATCGGTATTCGCTGATGCCATTGCAGAGCCTAGAAGTGCTGATGCGCCAAGCGTGATTTTTGATAGTAATTTCATGGTATTTTCCTTTTTTAACATTGAATGTGTGTTTTATGCTTTACCCATCGTTCGGACTATTCGACCGATACCGTGGGCGGTAAAAAATGCGGTTAATGCTGCCGCGTTAATTAGGCCGAATGTGGCCAAGTCAAAGGCAAACAGCTCGTTGAGCGTGTTCACCAATCCGTCAAACTGCAAATGCGTCAGCTCAGCTTGAGTCAATAGCACGTATTCGCACGCGGGTTGTGTGGTAGCGATGAGCTGGCCTGACTCGGTGATAGTGACGCATTGCATGTTAATTCCTTACTTCGCTTGCTGTGTTGCGATTGAGTTCAAGCGGAAGCCTTTCCATTCCATTTGGCGTGCTACGTTTGCGCCCTCGTAATATTCAAGGTTCAGTAGCACAGGTTTTAAGCCCCACCCATTCGGGTCGGATTGGAGTTTTTCTAGTTGCGAGAATGTACCGTTAGCCATTTGGTCGTTAGTCACTTTTACCGTCCAAATGCTCGCGGGGCTTTTAGTGTGAAATTTAAATTCAGCGGTTTCAGGCAAGGGTGCGCCTTTGTCGTCCGTACGGTTAACACGTTGTAAGTCTGTGATTGCACCTTCAATACTGGCCATGGTTATTGCTCCTTTGAATAGTCTTCAATAAGTTGATGTTGTGACCGTAGTAGGTCGTTTAATCTGCTGTGTTGCATGTGAATTCCTTAGGGTTACAGTTAATGACACAAGTCCAAGGCGACTTCGTCGCTACCGACTACAGAAAGTGCCTCGTAATCCATAAACAAACACATGTTCTGATAGTCTTCGATTGCGCAGGATTCTAAGAACTGCATTTCTTCAACGCTTGGTTGTTCAAAGCGGCCATCGTCTACCCAGTTCTGGATAGATTCAGATACTCCGAGCATTATCTTGCGCTGTGATTGAATGTCTTTTTCGGTTAGCACTTGATTCGTACCACGACGGGTAATCACCACAACCGAGTCCCACGCAACGCCCAAAATACGTTTGGCTGGCATATCGCCATATTTGGTGGTGAAGTACGGGCTATTAGATTCACTGCGGCTGATTTCCCCTGTGATTTGGTCAACGATGTCAGGGATTTGATAGTGAATGCGCACGGCTTGATCTTTACGTTTAACCTGTACACCACCCATCGCAAGACAAAAAGCCGCCCAATCGGAAGCGTCGGCCGCAGCTCTTACTTTCTCAAGGGCGTAACGGGAAACCGTGTCTAAGTTTGTGTTCATAGAGTTTGCAACCTCACATTTGCCGCTTTCACCCATGCCAAGGCGTCTAAGTTCGCGCCATGTGGTCACACTCGGGCCACCAATTTGCTGAAAACGTCTGATATTAAAAGTACTCGCCCATGTGGATGCGCGTTCGGCTGCATCAGCGGGAGCGATTGAGATTTTTCCAGCTTCAGAGCAAGTCACTTGATTGATGTGTTCACCGTTAACAGCTTTGGTGATGTATTTGGCGATATACCCCGCAGCACTGCCCTTTTTGGGGTCGATGCTGATTGCCTTAAAACGGGTTGATGATGTACGGACTTCACTTGGGGTGTCTTCAAGTGCCAAAGACTTGAGGATTTTACGAGCCTTGATTGCTTGACCTTTTTCCATAAACAGCAGCATGTGCCAGTGTGGACAGCCGTCATGATGAGGCTCTACAACACGAAAGCCATAAGGGCGAATATCAGCCTTAGCGAACAATGCCCTTGCACGTTTCCATAGGTCATTGAAATACTCCTGTGCATCGTTCGGTGTTGAGCCGTTATATTTGCGATTAGGAATACCGCTTGCATGTACTGAGTGAAAACGACTAGGCGCGGTGATGGTGTAAAACTCTCCACGGTGGCCGAGTGTCTTTGAACATTCCTCAAAGCCACGAATGCGAACCATAAGTTCAGCGGCTAGCTGTTTACCAGAGGTTGAGCTTTTAGCAGCAACGTCTTTCAATGATTCAAATTTATCAAAGGGATTGGCATCATTTGGCACAACATACAAATCATTCATTATCGCGTCTGATTTGGCGTTACGTTCACGCTTGCTGCGAATGGTAAATTCACTGACATAGGGCGATGATTTTTTATGTACGGTACGCATATCACGGGCTAATTGCTCGATGACAAGTGCTTGTTTGGTACGTAAACGACGACGCCACCAAAGCGGGCAAGCCATGCGATTGAGTGCGCCTTTCAATTGATTCATTACGCCTTGGCGATATGCAGGTGAAAGCTTTGAGCGCTCAGCAGGTGATAACGTAAAGTAATCATCATCAAACGTTGGCGGTTCAATGCAGTACACACGAAAGTCAGCGCATAGTTTTTTATAGAGCTTGTAAGTTGGTTCACTGCACTTCAAGCGCAATTCGAATAAACGCGCCTTGTCTTCTGCGATTTCGCATAGCTCATCATCAGAAACACTGAGATTGATGCCGCCTAAAGTAAGTACCCTATCCGCTTCTAATAAGCGTTTGCGCGCTTCAGCGTAACCAAAGAATTTTTCGGTAACTAAATAGCCATTGGCTAGCATGACCGCTAGGTTGCTATGGGTGTGCAAAATCTCAGAACGCAATTGGTGACTATCAAGCTTTGATTCCGCCAAACGTTCTTTGTTCGGCATTTTAGCGCGAGCAAGGATAGCCGCAGCGCTGGTATCAGGTCTGATATCAGCAACAGCATTCACCGCTGATTGTGCGGGGAATGTTTTTTCAAACACGGATAGTTTGTGCTCGTTTAGCATGTCCGTTCCTTGCTTAAACTAAAGTCATTCTTACGATGGAGCGGATAATAGTCACACCTATGTGACTAGGTCAACATGCTGTGACTAGTGCAAAGTCAACTCAGTGGGACTATCATTCACCTTAGAGCGCAGCAAATTCTTATAGATAACTTATGAAAATAACCAGTTCAATTGAGCTACTAGATTGGTTCAAAAAGGTTGCAGATATTGAGTCTGACTATATGGTCAGCAAACTCACTGGTATCTCAAAACAGGCGATTAGTCGCATTAGAAACGGAGAGGGTGATTTTGCAGACTATAGCGCTCTACAATTACTTGTCATTGCTGAACACCCTAAACCATTGGAAACTATGGCATATTTGGAGGCGGAGAAGGCAAAAAAGAGAGGTGATGAAAAAATGGAAAAAATTTGGCGTTCGCAAGTTGCATAAGGCTAAATTATCGGGACATTTTGTCCCAGCAAAAATTAAAATTTCCACTGCCCTTGCGGGTTGTGGAGGATCGTTATTCCCCTGCTTTACGTTATGTTAAAT